TCCATCTGGTGATATAAAACCATAAGCACCACCATTACGTATCTGCTTTAGTAATTCGCCATCACCCTCATTCTCTTTTAGTACATTTCGGTAAATAGCTTTTATTGGTGATTGTCCGTAAAGTTGAGCACCTGTCAACGTAAAGTCAGGATTAAAGGATTTAAAGTGAACAACTTGATTAGCAGGTATTGGCTTTTCTGTCATATATACAGACCGCATCTGATAACCTTTTATTGGTTCAAACATTCCGCCTGAGATTATCTCTATAAATTGACTAGGCAAAGAATAAAGTTGTGACCAGATACATTTCTCAGTCATTGCAGTATCTTTAGCATTTCCATATATATAACCATCTCCTGTACATAAGAAAAACCCTGCTAAATCAGTCATCCATTCTTCATAAGTTTGATGAGGGTTAGGCTTTGCTAATAAGTCCAGAATTGGATTGCTTTCAAGCTCATTAAACATCTGCTCTTTTAATTGCAGCGTTTTCATCTTAGCAGTTGCGCCCTCAGCCATTGACATATTTTCAAATACCTTTAAATCCTTTTTAGTTACGCCCTCTTTAACTTCATAAAGACAATAAGCGCATTCAGCTATTTTCTTAGATATAATATCAATACAAGTATATATATCAGCGTTTTTCTTAAATCCCTCATCAACAAATTTTACCTTGTCCTCAAAGTCTACAATAACTTGGTTGTTTCCTATCCATCCAAATACGTTCTGGTTATAAAGGTTAGCAGTTATTTGTTGTTGAAGTCCCGGCATTAAAGCCTCTAGTTGACTTGTAGCTGCCTTTTCTATATCAGCTTTAAATATTTTAGAAAATACGCCCATATTAGTTCCAATCAAATGAATATTCCTGTTTAATCTTAGATGCTAACTTGTTCAATGCGACATACCTCAAAGGATCTATTAAGTGGTTGAAAGAATCAATAGGCTCATTAAGCATCCTGCCTGTTTTATCTTTTTTCCAAATGTAACTAAATAATTCCTTTTTAAAGTTATGGCTATTTGCCGTAATATTTATTTTATATCTTTTAAGGATGTCGATGCCCTGCTTGATACTGTCTGGTCCTTTCATCGCGCCATGAATATTAAATCCTTCCGCATATATTTCCTGTATTGATTTTGGCTCTGCACTATCTGCGATTATCTCCTGATCCTCTGTTACCCCAAATTCTCTTAGCTTCCGGCATATATCCATATTGGTTAGCCTTGTCTCATAGCACATCTCATTAACCCATAACTCGCCTTGAGATTTGTAAACCTCTATAATGCCGGTTGGATCATTCGTAAAACCAAAGTCAATGCCATAGCTTATAAGTTCCGCATCTTCAGGAATCCGTTCACATATTGCCCAGTTCCTAAAGATTACACCTTCAATCTTACCAGTCAAACCTCTGGCATAAACTCGCCAAAGTTCTATATCTAAATCTTTTATTGCTTCTATTCTTTCGTGGTCTTGCTCTGATAAAAATGGATTATGCCTATGGTCTGAGATTATAAGTTTAGTATCTGGCTGACCGATTAGCTTAGTATGCGCCCAAAACTCATTTGTTGGGTTGTAGTCAATATAGATTTGATTCTTTGTCCTAATGGCTAATTGCCAGTAAACTTGATAGCTTATACCATTAGCCTCATTCACAAATAAATACTCGCGCTTACCATTCTTTGCGGACTGCTCATTCTCAAATGAGACAAACTCAATCAAAGATCCATTCTTAAAATAAATGATTCGTTCTGTCTTGTTCCAGAACTTTAACTGAGATTGCAGGTATTTGTTATCTGCAAAGATATTCTCGGCATCCCGGTAAGCGCCCTTGCGCAAGTTAGGCAATGATTCACCGGCTACTGTGATTACCGATCTTTGCTCTGTAACTGCTTTATAAAATAGCAGTTGCATGATTGAATAAGTTTTACTAGAAGATGTTCCGCCCTGGTTAATTAATACTTTCTCTTTAGAATTGTAATTCTCATAAAAAACAGGAGAGCATTTAAACATTGTCTATCTCATTTTCACTATTTGCCAATGGAGGAGCAGTATTGTAAATAACTGGCGCTGGGATGCTTAACATTAAATCGCCATCTACAGAAACCTCTTGTCTAGGTTTACTCCATCTGTATTCCATAAACATTTTAAGCGCTGCCATATCGCCCTCATCCAGTTTCTCATTTAGCAATTTTAACGCTTTATCATCCATTGGTGATAATCTTGCGATTAGTGCTAACTCTTCTGATTTCGGTTTTCTACCTGAATTTTCTCTATATCCGCCTCTATTTTCCATTTTGAAATATTTTGGTTATTCAAATCAAAGTTACAAAAATCTGATAACTTCCTAATTTTTGTATAATCGGGATTAAACTCACAATCATTGAAAGTATCTATTCTCTGTTTGATACATTTAATGAATAGGACCCGGCGATTGTTTGGGATGTTTGAAAGGTTAAAAATCTCCCCAGATTCTAACTTTTCAATTAAATTCCATGATTTTACTAAATCTTTGTCTAAAATTAACTCCATTTTTAATCATTTTTAAGGTTAAACCTTACTACTTTTCGCAAAATGTAGTAGGGTTGAAATTTTTATAAGTGCCTTTAAAGGTATTTAAACGCAAAATGTAGTAGGGTAGTAGGTAGTAAGGTATGGTTTTATACTTACAAATAATTACATACACTATATACATTATCTGTTTCATATATTATATAGAATATAGTTACTACCTTACTACATTACTACTTTTCAGCCTTTACGCATATTTAAACCACGATAGTAAGGTCAAGGCCGAAAAAACCAACCTTACTACCTTACTACCTTAAAAAACATCATCTTGGAAGCTATTATTTTGATTTTGGGTAGTGTTTACTGTGGAAACTTCCCAAACATATACAGGAATATTGTTTATTTTTTTCATTCTTCTTTGAAAACCAAGCGACTTCATTCTAATTCCAATCATAACTGGCGATAAGGTTACTTGTGATCTAACTTTAATGTAACTCAATATCTCAGTTGAAGAAAAGGACTCGCTATCTTGCGGACTTGTAGGCAGTTCAAACCACTTTAAGATCATGTCCTCTTCCTGGGATACCGCTTTAAATTCTCGGGTACTATCATTTAGTAGCTGGATTTCATCGCTTGTTAAATTATGGTTGTAACCTGAATTATACAAATGATACATTTCCATAAATAAAGCAGTCTTATCAATAGAATTATAGAGCGCGTGATCAATACTCAATACTCTTACTGGCAGAATCCTTCTGTTACCAGTAGGATCGCTTAATAAGCCTTCAATGTTAGTAGTACCGCAAAGCATGGCTAATCGGTTTAAATCGACTGAAACTACTCCGTAAGGTTCGCGAATAGAAAATGTCTGGCTTGATGTTAATCGGTTAAGCATCTTTGCCTCAGCTTTAGATTTACCGCCCATTTCATCATCCATAATAATGAGCTTCTTAGTCATTAGAATATCGCTATCCTTTCCCTGATCTAACTTGTCCTCTGCATAATAGGCTTTTAATAGATTTGGCAATAAACGCCTAAACCATTCGGTCTTACCGGTGTTTTGTCCTCCAACCAATACAAGCACCAGGGGAGAATGTTTTCCATTTATGGAGGCCATTAAAGAGGTAAGCCATTTTTTTATAAATAAATCATAATTCTCAGTATCAGTTTGAATTGACTTTATAAGTTTGTCAATAGAACCAGTTCCTTTGATTTTCATATTTTTTAATAAAAAGTCATGAAAAGGATTGTAGTTCTTAGTAAACTCAGAGAATATAACGCTTTTTACAAGTTCTTTTGTGGCCTTTGGAATAAAGGTTTTGCATTTTAGGAATACAGAATTTATATCAATATCATTTAAGGGAACTGTATCAATCTCAATATTTCTACTGATAGTATTCCGTTGCATGTTATAATTTTTAGATATAAAATCCTTCAGTTGATTGACAATATTATTTTCATCAATCGCCTGGACTTCGATATTTTTCTTTTTAGCAAGGTTGTAAATAAAGTCAATCGGAACAGTTGGATCCTTTTTTGTTTTGAGCAAATGAGTATATTTTTCATCTGCTTTCCTTTGGTTGTAGTCTGGGTTTAATTCACTAAGCGCGTGAAAGTAATCTCTGCCATTCTCGCCAAACTTACCAGCCAAAGCAAATCCGATATTAACCCAATCGCCATAGTCATTAGTTACATCAATTTTTTTAGATACAATATTTTTTATAATATCTGAAAACTCTGAATCAACAAAAACATAACTTTTGCTTTTATTATTAGTTTTTGGATAAGCCTTAACGGATACAATTTGAGCATCATTATTTATGTATAAATCCGGATCATAACTTACAAATCTCGCGCGGCTAATATCCTTACATTTTTCATCAACCTCAATAATGTTGTATTTCTCGTATAGGTATTTGCTCAGATAGTTAAAACTTTCTAAATGTAGTTTTGGATTAATCTTTGCAATAGCACAAAGTCCAGCACCTCCGCAAGAAACAAAAACCGCATAGAAAATATTGTCACAACAAATCTGCTCTCTGACATGATTTAAATCTTTAAGTCCATCAATGTCAATAGCAATATAACCCGAATGTTGAGTCAATGATTCTGCATTGCGTTCTTTGAATAGTCCTGAGATAGTAACGTAAGGAAGTGATTTTTTATTAATATCGGTTTTGTTATTGCGATAGTTTAATACCTGATCCTGCCAGAACCCTTCTTTAACCTTTTCTAAGAAGTCA